ACATTTTCAACGACAGCCTTCATACCGTCCGTACAATCAGTTCTGGTAAATCAGCACAGTTCCCTGTAACAGGTACAGCTACAGCAGCGTATCACACAGCAGGTACTCCTCTTGTTGGTGCTAACCAAATCTTAGCTAACGAAAAAATCATCTCTATTGATGATCTTCTAATTGCACAATCATTTGTTCAACAATTAGATGAGCTTAAGAATCATTATGACGTAAGGTCTATTTATGCTACTGAGCTAGGTAAGGCACTTGCCAAAAGATACGATCAAAACGTAGCTAAAACTATAGCTAATGCGAGTCGTGCATCTACTACACTTACAGGTGGCAGTGGCGGTACAGTACTCACACTTGCTAACGGTAATACTGCTTCTTCAGATGTAACAGGTGATGAGATAGCAGCAGCTATCTATGACATCGCTCAAGCGTTTGACGAGCGCGATATCCCAACTACAGATAGATTCTGTATATTGCCCCCAGCCGAATATTATAAATTGGCTGAAAGTGCAACCAGGACAGTGGATGTTGACTTTAACCCAGGTGGTAATGGTTCATTTGCTTCAGGTAAAGTACAAATGATTGCAGGTATTCCTGTAATGATGAGTAACAACGTACCTCAAACAAACAAAGCTCCTGGTGCAGCAGACACTAACGAACTTGGTGGATCAAACAACACCTATGCAGGTGATGACAGCAAAACTATCGGTCTTGTATTCCACAAGTCAGCAGTTGGTACTGTAAAACTTATGGATATGACAACTGAGATATCTGGTTCTGATTATGGAATCATGTATCAAGGTACATTGATGGTTGCTAAGTATGCTCTTGGTCACGGAATCCTTCGTCCTGAGTGTGCAGCTACAATCAAGCTATCTGCTTCTTAATTACACATACGGAGTACTCAGCAATGGGTACTCTTTTTTTTCTTTAAGGTAAATTATGGCAAACGGTTACGGTAGAGATTCTCTTAAAATTAAGAAATCCAAACCTAAAAAAAAGAAGAAAGGTTTATATGCCAACATCCAAGCCAAGCAAAAAAGAATCGCTGCTGGATCTGGTGAAAAGATGAGGAAACCTGGTACTAAAGGTGCTCCTACAGCAAAGAACTTTAGAGATGCTGCAAAGACTGCTAAAGCCTAACTAGACATGGCAGCTATACTTAAATAAAAAACACAAGGTGTTAATTTATGTTTGGTAAGAACAAAAAAGATAAGACTAAAAAACAAATGCCAAGTCATGTTGGTTTAGTCGGAAGATTAAAAAAGAAAAAAGCTTACACAAACTATGTTCAAAAAGGTGGAGAGCTTACCTTCACACAATGGAGTAAAACACAATGAGTACTGTAGCTGCAACCACTGAACTAGAAAGCGTCAACATTATGTTGGCTGCTATAGGAGAGTCTCCTATAAACAGCTTGACAGGTACTCTTCCTGTTGATGCTCGTCTTGCTCAATCAACTCTTGCGGAACAAAACAAAGATGTACAGAGCGAAGGTTGGAGTTTTAATACAGAAATAGATGTTACTTTAACTAGAGATGGTACAACTAAACAAATAGCTTTACCGACTGATATTTTAAGAATAGATGCCAATATTCATCAACATCCAAATGTTGATCCTATTCAACGTGAATTAAAAATGTATGACAGATTAAATAATAAATATGAATTTGATGAAGATTTGATTTGTACTGTTGTTTATTTTAGAACCTTTAATGAGATACCAGAACCTGCGAGAAGGTATATAACAATCAAAGCTGCTCGTGTATTTGTTGATAGATTAGTTGGTGATGATGGATTAAGAACTTATACACAACAAGACGAGACTAGAGCTAGAGCAGTACTTATGGAAACTGATTTAAGTAATGCTGATCATAACGTCTTAAGAGGTGATCCATCGTTAACAAATGTATTTGATACTTATTCACCAGCAAACGCACTAATTAGGTAACTATGGCTGTAGTATCAAGAGCAATTCCTACATTGCTTAGAGGAGTTTCACAAGCTGCTGATTCAACAAAACAAGCTGATCATGCAGATATACAAGACAATGCTAATAGCGATCCTGTATTAGGTCTTGCAAAGCGTTCTGGTACACAGTTTGTAGCTAACTTAATTAGTGGTGAAACTACTATTGGAAGTCCTCATATAGCAACTATCAATAGAGATGTTACGGAAAGATATACTGTTATTTTTACAACTAACAATGTAAGAGTATTTGAATTAGATGGTACAGAAAAGACTGTAAATAAACCTGATGGTGTTAGTTACCTATCTTGCACTACTCCCAGATCCCAGATTAAAACTATAACCATTGCAGACTATACCTTTGTTGTTAATACAAGTGTTACTACTGCAATGGATTCAACCTTATCAGCAGGTAGCGGAACACAAGCAATAGTCTTCTTTAACCAAGTTACAGACGCTACTACTTATACAGTGACAGTAGATGGGGTAACAGTAAATAAAGACACCTCATCAGATAACCCCCTTAGTACAGCTACTGTTGCAGCAGCAATAAAGAGTGGTCTTGATTCTGGTCTTACTGGTTTTACTATTGCTCGTAATGGTCCTGTATTACATATCAAGAAAAATGATAATTCAAACTTTTCTATAGATTCTACTGATACTCAAGGTAATACACATATAACAACTGTAAAAAATACAGTCCAGCAGTTTTCTGACCTGCCAACAGTTTCACCTAACGGAATGGTAGTTGAAGTAAAAGGAGATGAACAAACAAATTTTGATAATTACTACGTTAAGTTTGTAACTAATAACGGAGGTACATTTGAAGAAGGGCAGTGGGAAGAGTCAGTAGAAGCAGGTATTACTTTTAAATTTGATTATGGAACTATGCCCCATGTTTTGTTAAGACAGGCAGATGGTAATTTTAGATTTGCAAGAGTTGATGGTGATAGTTATACGTTATCTGGTGTAACTTACACCTTACCTAAATGGGGAGAAAGAACAGTTGGTGATGAAATATCTGCACCTAGTCCTTCGTTTATTGGTTCTAAAATTAATAACGTATTTTTCTTTAGAAACAGACTAGGGTTTTTAGCTGATGATAATGTCGTCTTATCAAGAGTATCTGAGTTTTTTAACTTCTTTCCAGAGACTGTATTAAGTGTTATAGACAGTGATCCTATTGATGTAGCTGCATCTCATACCAAAGTTGCGATTTTAAAAAATGCTATCAACATGGGTGAAAAGTTAATTTTATTTTCTGATCAAACACAATTTAACCTAACGTCTTCATCTGATTCTTTAACACCAAAAACAGCTAACGTTATTGTTACGACTGAATTTGAATCAACTGATTCTGCACCACCTGTAGGTTCTGGTAGTTCTATTTATTACCTAACAAAAAAAGGAGAGTTTTCTGGTGTAAGAGAATATATATCACAACAGGGTATTGAAGTCAGAGATGCTTCTAACATTACAATCCACATACCAAGACTGATACCAAATGATATTTATAAGGTTGCAGTATCAACTAACGAAGATGTATTGATCTTATTAGGTGCAACAAATCCTAATATTCTTTATGTAAACAGATGGCTGTATGGATCAAAATCAGAAAAGATATTGAACTCTTGGTTTACTTATACATTTGATGATGGCAGAGCTATTAAGAATGTAGATTTTATTGGTACTGAATTATTTGTAGTAACAGAAAAAATTGTAGCTTCTGGTAATACAGAAGTTGATTTAGAAAAAATACCTTTTGCTTCAGATTTTAAAGAACCTAATGCAGAGTTTGAATATCATTTAGATCGTAAGATAACAGAAGCAACAACAGGAGTTTCTGTTGCTTATAACTCTGCTACAGATGTTAGTACTTTTACCGTTCCATATAAATTAAATGCTGCAATGCAAATTGTTGGTAGATATTTAGCCTCAGGAGAAACCAGTACTTATGTTGATACTCAAGGTAATACACAATCTTTAAAACCAGGACAAGTCATTGCATCAACAAATACAGCTGATGGTACTACTAGCACTATTACCGCTAATGGAGATTACAGGAATAGTAAATTTATTATTGGTGAACCTTTTATAATGCACTATAGATTTTCATCACAACGTCTTACCGAATCATCAGGAGGGCAGAAGAGTGGTGAAATTATTAGCGGTCGTTTACAACTAAAACATTTTTATATTAAGTTTGAAGATACTGGTTTTTTTAAAGTAGAAGTAACACCTGATAACAATACAACCTCTACACATAAATTTACTGGTCGTTTTCTTGGTGCTTCATCTGCTTCTATTGGTCAGATTAATTTAGAGACAGGTACATTTAAAGTACCAATAATGAGTAGAGCAGATAGAGTTACTATAGATGTAAAAAATGACACCTTCTTACCAACAGTCTTATCAAGTGCTGAATATGAAGCTATGTTCCATATGAGGTCAAGACGTATTTGATGGGGTATCTAAGAAAATCTAACTTACAAGATTTAAATTATGTATGCAAAAACATGAGAGAAATGGATCGACTTGAAGCTTTATATCAAACAGGAAAAGATGCAGAAGATGCACTACGACTATCATATCTATGGGCTAGTGAAATTTTAACTATTGCAGGTGATAAAGATCAACCAATGGGTATGTGTGGTGTTATTGCTGATGGTTGTATATGGATGATTGCTACAGATGAATTGTTTAGTAATAAAAAATATAAAATACAATTAATAAGAGAAGGAAGGAAATGGGTCAATAACCTATTGAAAAGTTATGATTTGCTATACAATATGGTATATGCAGAGAACCATTCTGCTATAAAGTGGTTAAAGTCTCTTGGGTTTACTTTTGTTAACTACCACGAAGAATACGGAAAAGAAAGTAAACCATTCTACGAATTTCTGAGGATTTCTTAAATGTGCGTTGCTGCATTACCAGCTTTAACTGCAACTCAAACAGGTTTGTTTGCTGCTGGTCTTGGGATACAAGGCTTGCAAATGGTGCAACAAAACAGAGCAGCTAGACAGGCTGCTAACTATCAATATGAAGCAGCAGCTAGATCAGCACAATCAGCAGAAAGAGCTTTTGCACAACAGCAAGAAGGGTTAGCAGCAAACCTAAAAGAAACAAGGGCAGCCAAAGCACAAGAGAGATTAGCCGCAACAGTACAAGGACAACAGGCTAGAGGTGCTATTGCAGCCACAGAAGGATTAAGTGGTCGTACTGCATCTTTATTATCAATGGATGCAAGTAGACAATCTGCTAATTTAAGGAACTCTATAAACCAGACAATGCAATCAGCTACAGGGCAATATAGAAGAAATGCTCTAGGACTATTAGCTCAAAGAGATAGTAGACTTAATGCTGCTACAGATATGCAGAACCAAGCTTACGCAAATGCAAGAGCAAGTAGTAAGGGTATTTTTGATCTACTAGGTGCTGGTGTTAGCTCCTATACAGGATTACTTGGACAAGCCTAATGACATCTAGTTATCAAAGTACTTCTTTTCAATCTTCAGCAAGACCTGTTGATACCTTTGTTAGGCAAAGTACTGTACCTCTTATAGAAGAAGATGGTTTTAGTCAGCTAACAAAAGCCTTGTCAGCAGTAAATCCAGTACTTGATATGTATATGAAAAGAAGTATTGAAGATGAACAAGCTGAAGGTATGGATATTGCCATTGAACAATCTTTTGAAGGCTTTAAAGAAACTAGTAAAGAAATAGGTAAGAAAAAAGGAGAAGAAGCAGCAAGACAATTAATAGGAGGTAGCATCTTTGCTGATAGAGCTTATCAAAAAACAAAAGCACAAATATTAGGTAATAACTTAGAAAGTAACCTTACTACTAGTTATGCAACAACATTAATAGATGGTAAATCTTTAAGTGAATTTTCTCTTGATTCTCCTGAGTATCAAAACTGGTTGACTGGTGAAAGAGAAAAAGTTGTTGATCAGTTAGGTGATATTAAATCAATTTATGTAGCAGAACATTTTTTACCAAAGTTAGCATCAGCAGCAGAATCAGTATCATCACATCACATAAAAGAATATAAAAAAATTAAGGTAGAAAATATTAAGTCTTTAGCTATTCCTTTGGTAGAAAACCTTATTGTTAGTCCAGATACTTTAGATGAAAAATTAATTTTAGATTTTGAAACTACAATTAATAATTTAGGTCTACCTGCAAAAGATAGAAGTGATATAAATAAAAATCTTGTAAAAGTAATTACAGAATCAGCAGAAGCAAAAGGTCTTTCTGGTAATGGTGATATAGACGGAGCCGAAGATATTTTAGCTATTGCTGAAAAATTTCCTTATGGACCTGGTGGTAGCTTGAACCTAACTACTCATCCTGATTATCAAAGCAAAGTAAATACTCTAAGAAGACAAGTAAACGACTATGTTTACAAGACAGAAAAACGAAGAGAATTACAGAAAAAAAGATTACAGAATGATGAAATTGAAACTAACGTAAAAGCATTTATAGAAACTGGTGATCCAAGAATCTTAGAAAATACAGCAAAAAAATATCCATTTAAAGCAAAAGATATTTTATCAACAGGTAATGTTTTAGATATGGATGGCAGACAAAGTTGGGCTGAAACAAGAATAAACATTCAATCAAACGCATACGGATCTAAAGACGGTGGTTTTACTGCTGCTATGAATTGGTTTAACAGTGTAGAAAATTCACCACAAAATAGAACACTTTTAAAAGATTTATTGGATGCAACAGATGATGCGGAAAGAGGTTTATATACAGAAATAAACAAAGGTTTAACAGAACTTAAATCAGAATTAACAGGTGAATTTAGAAAAGATAGTGCAATGAGTATTTTTGGTACTGGTCAACTTAATAATAGTGGAACAAGAAATGTTAATGATTTCTATAATCAAGCAAAAATAGAATTATATGAATATAGAACAAGTGAAGCTGGCAGACAAGCAACCACATTAGAAGTTATTCAAAAGATAAATGACATAAAAGACAAATACAGGAATAAAGCTAGAGAAATGAATCCAGCTACGATTATTCAATCAGGTAAAGATCCAATCAATAATCAAAACAATTTAGAAGATATGCAAGGTGATGTTGAAGCTAGTGCTTTTAGTGATGATGACACACCAACTACAGTTACTGTTGAACAAGGAGATACTCTCACTCAGTTAGCAGATAGTTTTAGTACAACAGTAGAAGCTATCAAACAAGCTAATAATTTAACCAATGAAGATTTAATACAAATAGGACAAGAATTAATTATGCCAATAGGTGATGCTTTAGTACCAAAGTCTGATCTTGAGAACAGAAGTGTTCTTGAAGAGATAGATATTACTCAACCAATAGCTCAACCAAACTTAGAACGTCTTGCTTTAGAAGGAGGATTTACACCAGACCAAGCTCAAATTATGGCTGCTATAGCAATGGCAGAATCTAGTGGCATGGCAAGAGCCTTAAATGATGATCTTAAAACAGGAGATAATTCATTTGGTTTGTGGCAAATCAATATGATTGACACACCTGACTATAAACTTGGTGAAGAACGTAGAGGTAAATTAGATATTAAGAACAATGATGAATTATATAACCCTGCTGTTAATGTAAGGGCAGCTAAAATGATATTTGACGAACAAGGTTTTGATGCTTGGTCTGTCTATAAATCAGGAGCTTACAAGCAGTTTTTACCTAAAACTAATTAACCATGACAGATTCAAATCCATTAGCTCGTTTTCGTAGAGACAGACAAGAAGCTGGTAAAGGATTTCGTGAGAAGTTAAAGAAAGGTGGTGAAGAACTTAAAAAAACTAAAACTTCTAAAGTTATTAGAGGTGCTATATCTGGTCCTTTAAAAGCTGTTAATGAAACTGTTGAATTTGTAGATGATATTTATGATTACGCTGTTGGCAATCCATACGATAATAATGAACTTATAGATTTACAGGCATTAGGTCTTGAAATACAAGGTGATAAAGAAGATTGGGCTTATACAGTACCACAATCTATAACACAGTTTTTACTACCTGCTGGTGCTGTCAGTAAAGGATTAAAAGGAACAAAGCTAGTAGGTATGAACAATGCCTGGGCTAGAAATGCTCTTGCAGGTTTTGTAACTGATGCTGTTGTACAAGATCCTTATGAAGAGAACTTGTTCAATATGATTGATAACCATCCAAGGCTTGCAACCCCTATAAGTGAAGTCTTAAAATCTAAGACACCAGAAGAGGTAAGTGTAGCTGAAGCACGTTTCAAACAAGCAACAGGTGGATTGTTATTTGGTGAAGCTCTTACTACCTTTGGTCTTGGTATAAAAGCTATTAAGAAAACACCTGAGTTATATGAAAGAGTAATTAAAAGGTTATCAAAACGAGATGAAATATTAATGACAGATAATGTTGTTGATAATCTTGGTGATGAAATTATTGATTTAGATTTACCTAACAAAGTAATCAAAGATGGTGAAAAAGTAGATACGACATTTAACACTAAAACCAAAACAGAAGGACAGTACTATCAAGCAGAAACTCTTACAGGTGGTGGTGATCCTGATGTGCAAAAACTCATTATTAATAGAGCAAACAAGATAAAAGAACTTGATGCTAATAATGCTTGGCCTTACAAAAGAACTTTTGCTGATATGGTCACTTCTGCAAATGACCTGCTACCAGCAGAGACTGTTGAATCTGCAAGGTTATTTAATGCTAGATATGGCAGAGGGGGAGAAGAAGACTTACCTGCAACACTAATATCAATGAATCAGTTAATGAATAGAAACGCTATCAACCTAGCATCATTAGCAAAATCAATGGATGAAACACTAGCTTCTGGCAATAAAGCAGGGTTTCAAGAATTAAAAGAACAATTTGTTACTGAAGCAAAAGTATTAGATGGTCTTATAACTCTTAACAAACCTCTTAAAACAGTACCAGCACAAACATTAGCTGCTAACAGAGCAGGTGGGGGAGTAGGTAAAGTAGCTGCTTCTGTAGATGATTTAAAAGGTAGAACACCAGCAGAAAAAGCAATAGATCAAGCCACTGACATTAGAGGAACTGTAAAAGAACCAACAGATCCATTAAGTCAATTTTCAATACAAGAAATATTAGATGCTGCTGAAAATGGTGATAAAGCATCACTAAAAAAACTAAGAATAATTACCAAGAAGTTACAAGCTGCACAAGGAAATCCTCAAGCCTTACAAAAAATGGCTAATGAAAGCCCACTAATGAGAGGTTTAAAAGTACAGAATGAAATATTTATCAACTCAATATTATCTGGACCAGAAACACACGCTGTAAACGTACTTTCTACTGCCTTAAATACTTTAGCTAGACCATTAGAACAAACACTTGGTTCTGCTGTGCAAGGTGATATGACAGGTGCTATTAGAGGTGGTAAAGAATTGTATTACCTAATGTCATCAATTACTGATTCATTTAAAGGAGCAAAACAAGCATTTCAAATTGAAGATAATATTGTTAACCCTGGTGCAATGATTCAAGATGCTGATCGCTTTCAAGTAAGAATGGAAGGTGAAGGGAACTTAGCTAATACAATTAACTTTCTTGGTACAACAATGCGTTTACCTAGTCGTTTCTTACTTGCAGAGGATGAATTTTTTAAACAACTAAACTTTAGATCTTATGTAAAAGCTAGTGCTTGGGAAGATGGCATGAGAAAAGGTTTGCAAGGATCTGACTTGCAAAAACATATACAACAACAATTTGATGGCACTATTGAGATTGTAAATAAAAACAGTATGGCAAAAGTCAAAGATAAGTCTGTTTTAGATTTATACGAAAAAGCACAACAATATGCTGCTGAGACTACATTTACTGCTGATCTACCAGAAGGTAGTTTAGGTGGTGCAATACAAGGAGTAGCAAGACATCCAGCAGGTAGAATAATTTTTCCATTTGTAAGAACACCAATCAATATATTTAAAGCACAGGTAAGAAGAACTCCTGGTCTAAATATGGCTCTTCAAGAATACAGACAAGCACTCAAAAGCACAGATCCATCTATTGCTGCTAAAGCTAAAGGAGAAATGATTACTGGTGGTGCTATATGGTCTGTAGCTGCTATGACTGCATTTTCAATAAATGATCCGATGTCTGAATTAGCAATAACTGGTGGTGGTCCTTCTGATTACAATATGCTTAATCAAAAGCGATCTACAGGTTGGCAACCTTACAGTTTTAGGTTTCTTTTAAAAGATGAAAATGGTAAAGTACGCATGGGTAAGGATGGTAAACCTAGATATAAATATGTTGGTTTTAAAAGGTTAGATCCTTGGTCTTCTTTTCTTATGATGGCTGCCGATTCAGCAGCTATTACAGGTGGTCTTAGTAAACAAGATCGTGATGATTTTGGTGTTGCTGCTTCAGTTGCTTTAGGTCGAAATATTACAAACAAAACTTATCTACAAGGTATTACTGAACTTGCTGATTTGCTAGGAAAACCATATAAATTAGAAAGCTGGCTTGCAAGAAGAGTTGCAGCTACAGTCAATCCTGTAAGTTCATTAGGAAGATCAGTTAAAAGAAATGTAACTTCTGATAGAGCGATAATAGATAAAAGGGTAAGAGCAGGTGATGATGGTTTTGTGTGGTTAAGAAAGTTTCATAACGAATTAGCAGCAACTATACCTGGCTTTGGAGATGATCTAAGACCAATGAGAAACTTTATAACTGGTTCTGTTATTGAATATCCAGTTGGTTATGGTCCTGACAATATGAGTGTTCTTAATCCAATTAAAGAAACAAACAGCGTTAATAATACAGTCTTAACAACTCTTGATGAAATAGGTGCAAGGATTACACAACCTTCAGATGAATTAACTTTAGGTAATTTACCAAGTGGTTCTGCTGTAGGTAGTGGTATAGAACTAAATTATGATGAGCATTTAGATCTTATTGAAGAAACTGCTTTTGCAAAAATCAATAACATGACTATGGTTAGAGCTTTACATAACCGAATACAACAAAACGATTTTCAAGCACTAATGAAAAGTGTAAGAGGTGAAATGATAGAACAAAATAATATGGATATAGAAGTTAAAGCACAAGAAGCTAATCGTGATCTAGCAGAAGATATTTTAAGAGATATTATAAACGTATATAAAAAAGCTGGTAAACAACTATGGTTACAAAAAAATCCAGAACGTGCATTAGAATATGCAAATGTACAAGCTGCTATTAAACAAGAAGCAATCAATGACAACTTTGAAGCTTTAAAATCTCTTCCTTCTTTACCTGACTAATCATGGCTACAAACACAGCAACATCATTTACTAATCATACTGCCCCTGGCTCTGGTTCTACTGCTGGTCCTTATGCTATTAGTTTTAGTTACCTAGATCAGTCTGACGTAGATGTCACTGTTAACGGAACATTACAAGCTTTAGGTGTTAAATATACTTTTACTAGTGGTACTCAAATAACATTTACTTCTGGTAATGAACCTGCAAACGGAGCAGCTATTGTTATCAAAAGAGATACTAATATCAGTGCTAAGAAAGTAGACTTTCAAGATGGTGCTGTTCTTACTGAAACAGATTTAGATACTAATAGCGACCAACTTTTATTTGGTCTTCAAGAATTTACTGACAAAATAAATGGTATAGAAGATGGTGCTACTGGAGATCAAACAGCAGCAGATATTAGAACAGCAGTAGAATCTGCAACTGATAGTAATGTCTTTACAGACGCAGATCATTCTAAGTTAAATGCAATAGAAGCTTCTGCTGATGTAACAGATGCCACGAATGTAAATGCTGCTGGTGCAGTAATGAACAGCGATCTTGATACCAAAGGTGAGATTCTTGTTGGTGATGGCTCTGGCGACCCTACAGCCCTTTCTGTTGGTACAAATGGATATGTCTTAACTGCTGACAGTGCAGAAGCTACAGGTTTAAAATGGGCTTCTAATGCTGGTGGTGACGGTTTGAATATTGTTGAAGATACTACACCTCAATTAGGTGGTGACTTAGATGGTCTTCAAAAATCAATTAGTAATGTAAACAGTCTAACTCTTCGAGACGGTTCTTCTCTCCGCAGCCAAATAATGTTTACTGGTATTGGTGCTGGTTCTGGACCTAAAATAAGACACACCTCTACTGGTAAGTTGGCAATCCAGAATGTTTATGGAGGAGGTGGAAGTTTCTCTGACAGTTTTGAATTTGGACTTCATGTTGGACCTAATACTAGTAATACTCCTTTTGTATGTACAGATACTACGTGGAGTGGTGGTTTTGCAAATGTTCATCAAGCACTTAAACAATACTACGTTGCTGTTGCCAACAAAACTAGTAGTCATAGGCATCATGGGACTGGATCTAGCGAAGGTTACGTAATACAAGATTTTGCTGATAAAGGGTTTAATCTAAGTGGTAATCCTACTCCACTAGGAGATGCTAAAGAAGCACCGTTTTTATATTTAACTGCTGGAATAAAGTATAGGTTTGATCAATCCCAATCTACTAACAGTAATCATCAAATAGCTTTTTATTTAGAAGCTGATAAGACCACACAATATACTACAGGCGTAACTACCGTTGGAACGGCTGGTAGTTCTGGAGCCTATACAGAAATAACTGTAACTGATACAACTCCAGTAATTTTGCATTACGGATCTACAACTGATGCGTATATGGGAAATAGTGTAAATACTAGTACTAATGTTATTAATGCTAGTAATCTTAATGCCGGAACAGTACCTGATGCTAGATTCCCTGCTACTTTACCTGCTATAAGTGGAGCTAATTTAACTTCTATACCAGCAGGTAACTTAACAGGCACAGTAGCAGATGCAAGATTCCCTGCAACACTTCCAGCAATATCAGCAGCAAACCTTACTTCTATACCGGCAGGTAACTTAACGGGAACAGTTGCTGATGCTCGCATCTCAGCTTTAACAGCATCTAAATTAACAGGTGCGTTACCAGCTATTAGTGCTGCAAACTTAACTAATATACCTGCTGCTAATATCACTGGAACTCTACCTGCAATTAGTGGAGCTAATTTAACTAATTTACCTTCTGGTATTAGTAATGTTGTCGAAGATACTTCACCACAGCTAGGTGGTAATTTAGATGTTCAAGCTCGTGAGATTACTACAAGCACAACTAACGGTAATATTGTTCTTAATCCAAACGGTGAATTTGGTGTAGTCAGAATCCAAGGTGATAGTAGTACTAGTGTTGATGGAACACTTGAACTTAGATGTTCAACAAACGCTCATGGTGTAAAAATTAAATCACCAGCTCATAGTGCAGGTGCAAGTTATACCTTAACTTTGCCTACTAATATTGTTAATGGTCAATTCTTAAAAACAGATTCAAATGGAAACCTTAGTTGGTCAGCAGCAACTGTAGATTTAACTGCTCTCAGTGCGTCTAACTTAACAAGTGGAACTATCCCTGCTGCTAGATTTGCAGCAGATACAATTGCTACAAGCTCACTTGCTGCTGGAGCTTTACCAACAGATGTAACCATAGCTAGTGCAAATATAGTAGACGGAACAATCGTCAACGCAGATGTTAACGCTAGTGCAGCAATAGCTAGAACAAAGCTTGCAAACGTAGATTTAGTAGATGACACATCACCACAACTAGGCGGTGACTTACAAAGTAATGGTAACGATATTGATTTTGCTGATAATGATAAAGCAGTATTTGGTACAGGTGATGACTTACAAATTTATCATGCATCTGGACAATCTTATATACAAAACAGTACAGGTAATTTTAGAATTGATGCAGATGCACTGAGAATAAGAAGTAAAACTGGTGGTGAAGCATTTTTATCTGCAAATGTTGATGGAGCAGTAGAGCTATATTACGACAACAGTAAAAAGCTTGAGACAACAGCAAACGGCGTTCAAGCAGGTCAATTTAAAGCAACTAACACATTTTCACCAGCTATTGTATGTTCTGATAATGGTAAAGCTGCTTTTGGAGATGGTGAAGACCTACAAATTTACCATGACGGATCAAATAGCTATATAGATGATACTGGTACAGGAAATTTATATTTAAGAGGATCAGCTTCTATTGAATTTAGAAAAGCTGGTAGCACTGAAAAAATGCTTTATGCTGAACCTGATGCACAAGTAGAGCTATATTACGACAACAGTAAAAAGCTTGAGACAACTAGTGCTGGAGTTTCAGTTACAGGCTCGCTTGGTATAGGTACAACAAGTCCTAGTACTAATCTTCATGTAAAAGGATCAGGAACAGATATTTTAAAAATTGAATCTACTGATACTGGTGCTCAAGGAGCAAATTTAATCTTACAACATAGCCCTGGTGCAGGAAATATGGCTAATAACGATGTTATTAGCTTACTTCAATTTAATGGTGTAGATAATAGTAATGCTGCTACTACATACGCTTCAATTAGAGCAGTTGCAACTAATGTAGCTAATAATTCTGAAACTGGTGATATCACATTCCACACTCGTAATGGTACTACTTTTGGTGAAAGAGTAAGAATAGATTCGTCTGGAAATTGTGGTATAGGTACAACTTCAACAACCATGAATGGAAATGGATTAAAAATATACCATGCTAATACCCCTGCATTACAACTACAAAATAATGCTACAGGAACAGGTGCAACTACTGGAGTGGAATTTACTTTAGATAGTGCAGGTGCTTTAAGTATTAATCAAAGATCGGGTGAAGCAACAATATTTAAAACTGCTAATACAGAACGTATGCGTATAGATTCGTCTGGAAGGTTACTTGTTGGTTCAAGTTCCGCACCAGCTGGTAATAGATCACAATTTGCAATAATTTCTGCAACTGCAAATAGTTCAAGTGCGACTGGTCATGGTATTTTCAATATACAATCAGGTGCAACTTCAAGTAGTGGAAACGAAGTAGCACAACTCTGTTTTAGTGATCTTCAAGGAGATTATGCTTGGATTCAAGCTTTTGCTGACGCTGCAACAGGTGCTACTGATAAACCTGGAAGGTTAGTATTTTCAACAACTGCTGATAGTGCAAGTATTCCATCAGAACGTATGCGTATAGATTCGGCTGGAAAAGTTTTTATAGCCACAACGACCAGAGGTGTTGATGCTTCTGCTAGTAATCTAGCTGTTTATGGTAACAGTTCTCAAACTACAGGAAATGTTGCTGGATCTTTTTTTGGTGGTGCGGTATCTAGTGCTAGACACGTTATTGTATTTTCTAATAGTACTGGAGTATGTGGATCTATTGCCACAAACGGCTCACAAACAGATTTCAACACGTCTTCTGATTACCGATTAAAAGAAAATACTGTAGCAATATCTGATGGTATTACAAGATTAAAAACATTAAAACCAATTAGATTTAATTTTATTAAAGATGCTTCTACTACAATAGATGGATTTTTAGCACATGAGGTTTCTGACGCTATACCAGCAGCAGTAACAGGTGAGAAAGATGGTATGGCTGGTGAAACTTATTATGAAGAAGGAGATACACTACCAACTGGAAAAGAATATGGAGATGTAAAAACTTATTCAACTACACAAATTGAACCACAACAATTAGATCAATCTAAACTTGTACCTTTACTTACTGCTGCATTACAGGAGGCTATTGCTAAAATTGAAACATTGGAAACAAAAGTCGCTGCATTGGAGGCTGCTTAGTAAAATAAGGAAAAATTAAATTTATTATGCCTACACCCGAAGAAAAACTAAACGAAGTTCAAGAACGCTTTAATAAAAATGTTGCTCAAGCACAACAAATTGAACAGCAAATAGCAAAACTACAAGAAAGTTTAAGAACTTTACAACAGCCTCTGATTGAAGATCAAGGTGCTATAAAATCTCTTAAGGAACTTGTAGAACCTGTTGATGTTGAGCAACCTGCTTAACTTTATAAACGCTAATTAATTATTATCATGGCTGTAACTTGGAATGTTGTTTCTTTAGATGCAACAAAAACTGTAGGTTCTTTATCTGACGTTATTACTGTTGTTCACTGGACTGCTAGTGACACTGAAACTGTAGGTAGTGGCGATTCTGCTGTTGTACATAGTGGGTCTTCTTATGGTTCTGTAGGGCTTGCTGCTGCTGATAGTAGTTCTTTTACTGCTTATGCTTCTGTTACTAAAGATAATGCAGTTGCTTGGGCAAAAGCTGCTATTGGATCTGATCAAGTTACTGCTATTGAAACAGGTATTGCTGCACAGATAACAGAATCAAAAACACCAACTAAGTCTTCTGGTGTACCTTGGTAGTCATCATTGATAAGGTTACATAAAGTGGTGCAATAGCACAGATAGCCATAAAGGTTATAATGGTGACAGGCACTAATGCCTTTGTTATTGCTTCTTTCATCATATGTTTAATAAGATCGCCAATGTTCTGAGCATTGTTTCTTTTCTAATGGTAGCTTCTATGAGTGGTGGAGCATACTTTGGTTATAAGTATGTAACGTCAGAACAGTTTAAAAGTAGAGTTATGAATCAGGTAATGAAAGAAGTACAAACAATATTACCAGGACAGATACAAAAGAAACTTCCTAAAGTAACAGGTAAGTCACTACCTTTCTAAGTGGAGATACAAGAGATAGGTATTCCAGAAATAATAATACCTGATGTTTATATACCACCTGTAGTCTTACCTTCCTTTGATGTTCTTAATATAGAAACTGTAGGCTGTACATATTATCACCGAGATACTAGAAATACAGGTAATAGAAATCTACTGATAGATGATCCTAATGGTGTAAGTAGTAGCTGCCCCTATCCATCCTTCATACCGATGAACTATCAGGCAGATCAGTTAATAATTACAGAACAGGCTGCACCTGTAGAAAAAGAACCTGATAAATTACCAGAAGGAAAAATACCAAAACCACAAATACCAAAAGATAAAAAAGAAGAACCTATAATTCCTGACTGTCCTGGTAAAACAGATAGAAGGGTAGGAGAATTTACATCAGAATTACGAACAGAGCGTGTCAAAGAGTATAAAAGAGGTGATGATGGGATAGAGTGCATCACGATTTATGAAGACATTCCGTTTATCGACCAATATATACCTACACCTAGCACTCTGGT